TTTAGGTTGATTCAGCTGCAACCGTTCGATTACGAGACGGCTTTGGGTATTAATTGCCATAGCGAAGATTGGAACCAGATGACCAAGTATTTGACGCATCATGATCGCTTGATTGAGGGTGATTACCAGACATATGACAAAACTATGGGTGCGTGCATTATTTTGCACGTTTTTGACATTTTGATCGCTATTGCAGCCAAAGCGGGTTATACTGAGCGCCAATTGCGTATCATGAGAGGAATTGCCACGGAGGTGGCGTACCCTACTTATGAAGCCCGGGGAGTGTTGTTTGTTGCTGGCGGCTCAAACCCTTCTGGACATCCAGGAACGTTTATCATTAATTGTTTGGCCAACAGTTTGTTCATGAGATATGCTTTTTATTGGCCGATTCACAAGCGTGGGGTGCCATTGAGGGACATTCACTTCCGGTTTGATGACTATGTTCAATTGGTCACTGCCGGCGATGATCATTTAGCTGGCGTTCATCCTGATTGTGATTGGTTTGATCAACTTGTTGTGCAGGAGGCTTTGGCCACTGTGCGAATGGGCTACACCGATGGACGCAAGAATCCAGTCTTTGAGTCACCATTTACTCAGCTGGACAAAGCTTCTTTTGTGTCCCGTGGTTTTCGGTGGTGTTCGCGGATGCAACGTTGGGTTGCACCGTTAGCCGTTAAATCACTACAAAAATCTTATCTGATCCATAATTTTGGGGATAAGTGTCCTTATTCACCTGCTGAACTTATCACAATAGTTGTGGAGCAGAATGAAATAGAACTATTCCTGCACGGTAAGGAAGAGTTCGAAAGGATTAATGAAGCCGTTAGGGGCGCGATGGACGATGCCGGTCTTGAGCGATGGAAACCCCCTTATCAAACATGGGAAGAATTGGGCGACGTTTTAGACGCCCGTACGACCCCTAGTTTCCAACCTAAACTCACCACACAAGGGGGAGAAGAGAAGACGCTCTCCGAGTTGGGCAAGAAAGAACTTCACAAGAAAAGAGGTATGACCATACTGCGCAAAGGCAAATGCGTAAGAAATTTATACCGAGACTCAGATGGAAAGATTACGACTGTGTCCTCATCCGAACTAAGGACCAAGCGCATTCATCTGTTAATGTTCGACACCGATGGTGCAAGTTTGAGTAGACTGCACCAAACTATCGGAGAAATACTTGCCAACCAAAATAATTCAACCAATGGCATGATGAGCAGCGCTAACATCATGCATGATAATCCTAGCGCTTTAGCGTGGTCCTCATCGCGGGGGGCTACG